TCGTACTCTGTGTCAGCCACATACTCTAGATAATGCTTCAGCGCAAAACCATTGTTCCAGTACTCGTGGATGATACGATACTGACCATCATGCCACTGCACGAACGCCATAACTGTATAATCATCCACCCCCAGATCAAAGTAGACATCAACAGGAAGGTTAGGGTCATAAACATCCTTGACCAGGCGACCTTTGCGTACCACGTGTTCATTAAACAGTCTAGCATAATAAGTACCATCCTTGCTTGCAGTAAATGCCTCTTCAGGAGTTGCTGGGTATTCCTGGAAGATGTCACCACCGAGCTCGCGCCGCTGAGAGATCCAGAAGTTCCGTTGATCCTGAGTTAGCTCAACACCCAGCTTTCTAAAGTACTGTTCAGCGTCCTCGTCTGCCGTCTGGAATACATCAAGGCGACAGTCAGGGTCATCGAGCCAGGATAGAAAGACTGGATAGAAATCCTTAGGTGCTAACTGGTTCGAGTGAAGAGCTATGACAGAGTCGTCCCACATTTGCTTGAACATATTCTTGCCTTCAGCTGTGCTCTCAATTGCCCCAGTGTTGCCCTTACCAAGAGCCTGGAGGGTACCGGTCTTGGTTTCTTTAGCTCGTTTAGGGTTAGCGTTCGCGATTTTACCAAACTCAGAGATATGGAGTCTCTGTAGAGTCGTAGATCGGAAGGATACCCTGATGAAGATCGTACTCTTATTACTAAGAGAGAACTCCTTGGTGTTATCCTTAACAAGTGTGATGCCAAGAAACTCCTTAACCTGAGGATCCACCATATCCCACAAGAACTTGGTCCGTTCAAGTAGCGTAGCAGCCTCATCAGTACCCTGTGCCATCAGACCTACGTTGAAGTAGGGACAGAACATTGAGTCGTCGAAGTAACTAACAAGCCAGAAGGTCGATATACCCTGTTGGCGAGACTTAAGGATGATCACACGAGGATGATTACGCGACGCGGCGTACACTTTATGCTGTGCGAAGTTCATTCTGAAGGTTACTGGATCACCATCCTTGTTAATAATGGTATATACGTTGTTTAAACGCCACAGTTTAGACTTCAGATAGCGCTTTTCGAACTCATCTTTAGTTAGGGTTGCTGGTGGAGGGTTATTAAAGAAGGAATAGTGACCTTTTAGGTCAGGATAGAGCCTATCGAACTCATCCTCAGTTATTGTTAGACAGCAAAGCTTGCTTTGTTGGGTTAGATCACTCACCTGGTGCATCTCCTAGGAAGGCTTTATAGCTAACAGCAGCTTCAGGGGAGATGTTATTGTTCTGAACATTCACCTGGGTAGTCTTTGGAGCTACAAATGCGGTATTAAGTGCACATAAGATGTCAGTAATAGTCTCAAGCTCAGATGCATGGTCACACGAAGCGATCATTGACCTGGCTTTGTTATTGATCATCGTTGCTGTACGTTGGAAGTCACCTGCAAGAACACTGAGATTGTCCATCTTAGCTACAAGCTCTTTGCCTTCTTCAGGTAAATCGATAGCGCTGCTTACTTCCTGGATTAATAACTTATCTATGTCCAGTAAAGCTGCTAGCGTGTCGTTCTCTCTATGAGTCTTATATTCACGTTGCATACGAAGTACAGCGGCATAACTAACACCGAGCTGTTCTGATATTTCACGTGGTGCTTTCTCCGCTGCTATAAGCCCATAAGCCTTATACTTAGACTCTTCATCCACGCTTAATCTCCTTCATGTGCTCTTTTAGTTGATTAACAACGACACTACTAAAGTTCAAGCTGTTGCGTTCGCAGTGTTCTTTCAGCTCTTTAATTAGTTTGGTGTCTTCAGGTTTCGTTTCCCTGGTAGAGAACGTGAAGATTGGCATATTTAGTTCCTCCATATAGTATTAAATTTATTATATAATAAGGGTTTACAAATGTAAACAGATTTAATATAATTAATATTCTAACTAAATAATAGGAACTAGAAACATGGGTACTCCAACTGACACCTTTGAAGAGAAAGTAAACAGCGTAGTTTCACAGATGACTGTGGACGATAGTGGTAACCATCAGATTCCCGACGGGGTTGAGGCATCTGAAGAGGTTCGCTACGCTGCCGGGCTAGTAAAGCGTCAACGAGATACACAAGGCGCCTTTACTAAGAGCCAGCAAAAGCTTAAGGCATTAGAAAGTGAAAACAACAAGCTTGCCACATCATGGGAAGCAGACGCTATACAGAAGCTATCTAACCAGGAGCAAGCTAAACTTGAAGAACTTAAGGTTCAGGATCCTGAAGCGTGGCGCCAAGAGATTGGTAAGCTGGAAGATACTAAACGAACTGCGTTCCAGGACAAAAGAACACAGATTAAGAAAGAAGCGTCCGCAGGGACTGAAATAGAGCGTCGTACGGCCGTTCTGGCTGATTTCAACGCAGCTAATCCAGAGATTAACATTACCGACGATCTCATTGAGAATGACATCCCACCACGTCTAACTAAAGACCTGGAGAATGGTGTTGTGACCTTTGAAGAGTACTTAGGTAACGTTAAAGAGTACATGGGTAAAGGTAAGGCGATTGCCTCTGGTGAACAAGCTCCAGACGAGCCTAATTTTGCTGGTGCACGCGGGGGTTCAAGCCCTACGAAAGAAGCAATAAGCAAGCAAGACTCTACTGATTACAATGAGGAAATATTCTAATGGATATTACACAAATAGCTAAGGTTGCTCATGAGATAAACGCAGCATACTGTTTATCCCAAGGCGATAACACCCAACCTACTTGGGAATACGCACCAGCTTGGCAGCGAGACAGCGCTATGGCTGGCGTAGCATTCCATTTAGCCAATCCCGACGCTTCAGCTTCAGCCTCTCATGACAGTTGGCTAGAAGATAAGAAAGTGAACGGCTGGATCTATGGTGAGGTTAAGGATGCAGAAGCTAAAACTCATCCTTGTTTTGTACCTTTTGAAGACTTACCTAAGAGTCAACAAGCAAAAGATTATTTGTTCAAGCAGATTGTACACAGTCTCTCTGTTTAATAAATAACTTTGATTTAATAACATTATTAAGTGTACTTTTCTGTACACTTAGTATTATAATAGATGTAGATATGGAAGAATAATTTCAGTACCCCGCAGCTCCTGCAACACTGAAAAGGTCTTCAAGGTCTCCGCTTGGAATCACCTACATCTAACCCAAAATTTAATTAACTCAATTTAAAGGAACATCCTATGTCTACTGGTGTTGTTAAAATTGGTTCGGATTTAGAGCGTCGTAAGTGGATGCGTCAAGGTATGATTCAGAAGGCTGCACAGTCTTTCTGGAACCCGTACACTGGCTCTTCAAAAGACTCTGTTGTATTCCAAGCCAACAACGAAAACTCTGCTGAAGGTCACACTGTTGTGTTTGACTTCGACGGCAATCTTTCTGGTAAAGCGATCAAGGGCAAAAATACTGCTTTTGGTAAAGGCGAGCAGAAACGCAAATTCTCTGACAAGATCACTGTTGATCGTTACCGTTTGGTAGTGGACAATGGCGACAAGTTCGACGGTGTTAACATCGGCGATCTATCCATCAACGAGCATTCCGATTCTCGTAACAAACTTGGCGATCTATGGACTCGCTGGAAAGATCAGGCGCTGTTTGACTCAGCTCAAGGCCTTATCGAAACTAATGATGATGGCGTGCAGGCTCCTTCGCATACTATCGATCTAGGTACAACGTTCACCTTCGCGCAATTGCTGGACATTGAAAGAACTTTAAAAACGTCAAACGGTTTCACCACTGGTGGTATCCGTCGTCCTCTAGACCCATTCAAGACCACAGGCGCGAATGGTGAACGTCCTTTATGGATCTTCGTAATTGATAGTGCTATGGCTAACATCTTGCGTAAAGATGTTGCAGGCTATCAAACTCTGGTACGTAGTGGTGATGTTCGTGGTAACAACAACCGTAACTTGTCAGGTGTAATCGGTCAGATCGGTGCTCTGTTGATTGTTGAAGCTAACCAATTCTTTGGTGCTACAGACGGTTCAGCCTTAGGCTGGGGTCTTGATGCTTCTGAGATCGAAATGTGTGGTTTACGTCAGTATGATGGTACAGATCCTACTACTGCAGCATGGACTGGTCAAGAAGGTTTTGACTATGCTTCAGCTAACTTACACTCTCGTGGTGTGATCTTAGGTACTGGTGCGTTGCAAATCGCCTTTGGTAAGCAACCTGACTATAAGTGGAAACCTTCTCAAGATTTCGACATTAAGTCTGAGTCTGCTATGGAAGTTTGGACTGAAGTACGTAAGACCAAACTTAAATCAGAAAACAAAGCTTATAAAGCGGCGAAAGTGGCAGACATCGATTATGGTGTTGTTACTGTCGACGTTCAAGTATAGGAGGTCTGAAACATGGCTTATACCGATAACACTCGCGTTGATAACTATAACCAGAAGAAAGCTGTCTGCCAAATGGTTATCCGCGTTGGCGAAGACGAGTACAAAAGCTACTTAGCTGCTGGTAACTTCTTGGTTGGCATCTTGCCTCCAAAAGCTATCATCACTGATGCCTATGTACACACTGTCTCTGCTTCTGACGCTGCAGCTATTGCCCTAGGCACTGCTGAGGGCGGTACTGAGATCTTGTCAGTTGGTGATTCTACCACACTAGGTAAGACAGGTACTTTCACTGGACAGTCCGAGACTGGTTCAGGCGTTGAAGTATACATGTCAACGGGTGCTGCAGCTACTCAAGGCGATTTCGTCGCTATCATTGAGTACGTTGAGTACACCCTCAATACTGGTAATCTTACTAAGATTAACTAGTAAATAAAGGACCTCTCTGCATGGGAGGTCCTTTAATAGAGGGCTCTTATGACTACTCGTGTAGAACGACTGCTTACCACTGCTAGAATCACCTTAGCCGACCCACATAAACAACGTTGGGACGACGCTACCCTTATAGCTATACTAGATGAAGCACAGCGAGACTTTTGTCAGCAAACCCATGTGTTAACTGACGTTCAAGATGTCCCTATCCTCATCGGTAACCCTTATTTCGATTTACCAGACAACTGCTGGTTAATCACCCGTGTCTTGTATGATAACAAGCCACTACCCCTAGTTACTCACCAAGAGTTAGACGTTGGGACTTCTGTCAGCAGACAGAGTTCAGTAGACTGGATATTCTCCAGTAGCAGCTGGGAGGTCGATACAGGCACTCCACAGGCTATTATCTACGATCGACGTAACCTGGAAAGAGGCAAGATATACCCTATCCCAGATAGAGCGCAGAATGAGATGAACTACCAGAATGTTGGTACTGTCTCAGAGACGTTCTTCGAAACCACTGATTACGGTGTCACCACAACTACACCAGATGACGTAGAGCTACTAAGCGACTACGGTGTTATGGCAAACCTGGCTTCATTAGAAGAAGGTACTGAGTTAGTTGAAATATACGGTGTCACAACTGCCATTACTATAGCTGATGCTACTGACCTCTCAGATGAGAAGCTTGGTATAGTTGTAGCTATTGAAGATTACACCTTCAACTCTCCTTATGGTGTCATGATCGACATGACAGACCCTGATACTGCAGACGTCTGGACTCCAGATCGTTTAGGTACTGTTGGAGACGTTAGTGAAGCTACTTCTCACTTCAAACTATACTACGTCAAGAATCCTACTGTTGTAGAGACAGTAGACAGCACGGTAGAAGTGCCTGAGATGTATGATATAGCGCTTAAATTCTACATTGTTGGGCAAGCATTGATGAATGACATCGACACAGCCTGGCAGCAAAAAGGCGCTCAACAAATGGCTATCTATGATCGCCATGTTAAGAACGCTAAACGTGACAGTTCTAGAGAGTTTACTAGAGCTGGACAATTCCAAACTACTTACAGGACAGGTGTCTGATGGCTATCTCAACAAGAACGATAACTAAAGTACTCGCCGCAGAGGAAGACTTACTGTGGGGAGAAGGTGAAGTAACTCAATTACGCGGTGAAGAATCTTTGACTCTTAACAAGATCAGAGGGTTCCGCCCAGTTAATACTCAAGAAGAGTTCGATGCACTGGATGAAACTAAGTTTCCTAAGGTCGTTATGGTACAGAATGGTATTATAACATTCTACCAGTACAATGGCAGTGCATACGAAGTCCTAATTTTCCAACGTCGGTTGGACACCGTGGTAACAGCAGATGTAGCATTCTCTGCTATCTCTAAACATACCGTGGTATACAGTGCTACCTCTGCTCACACAATAGCTAACATAACTAATGGGTTTGCGGGCCAAGAGATT